CTTTTTAGTAATCTTCGCAACGTCGGGATGCTGATCGACAAGCGACTGGGCAAACTCTAATCTATTGTCGGTTTCTGCATAAACAGAGTCAGTGTTGCCGCCCTTCATACGCATAGACGTTACCTTGCCGCAAAGGAATGCGTTGAACAATATGGTGCATTCCCCAGATTTCAAGACCCGCAGTGAAAGATCGGTATCCTCATTGAACTTCCCGCGCCACCGAAACGCAAGGTCGTTACGCACCAAGATACAAGAATAAATGCGGGTATTCAGGTAGTATGGAGGAACCGAATCGGTCGATTTGCAGAATGAGTAATAGTTCATTCCAGACAATCCAACATTTTGAAATCTATCCGTGAAATCCTCACACGCCCTGAATGTGGCATCACATCTGACCTCTAACTTGTCATTCATGTGCAAACGGTTAAAAGCCTCGATGTTGTCGTCAAGTATCCAGTGTCTAAAATATCCATGCTTTATACTATCCTCCCATACCCAGTTTCTAGCTGGTATTGACCCTTGCCCTAAGTTTGAAAAAGGCAAATCTATAAGTTTTGATGTGTCTATACTTTTCGCATACGCAGATCGCTCTTGCGGCTCAATGACCACTTTGTAGTTTATCCCCATTCGGTCTAGAGACCTAGCTGTTATACAGCGATCTGGTCGGCCTTTTGAGATTATATAAATTGGGTATCTCATTTTGCGACCCATACTTCCTTTATTTCCCTCCTGTGCTGCTTAAACGGATGCCAAGAGCTTTTTGTTTTCTTAGTCAGTTTTTGACCGATCAGGTTGGCGAAGTCTTGAAGGTCATCTTCATTCTCAAATCGAAAAATTATTTTTGCATAAGGCTCGCGTCTCTCTTGATAAAACTCAGGCATTCCTTCCCAAAAATAATTCTGATCTATGCAGCCTTCTGGGATATTGTTGAGTTGAAGTTCGTTTTGTTCGTGTGCCATGTCATTGTTTATTTTGTTTTGAGTTCTCTAATGTCAACCACCTCTATGGGGACACTTCTGCCCCCTGTCAACTTCAATCTATACCCCTTGGTCTTGCTGCCCATCGTGAAGCATTCCATTGCCGCCTTCTCGTCGTTGGCAAATTTGAAAGTCTTGCACCCGTTCGGCATATCTTTCCTTCGGTATTTGATTTCGTAGCAGGGCATTAATGAAACCTTCCGATATGGTTTTTGAACACGAATTTGCCCTTTAGGTCCCTTGACCCTTCACGCTGTTTTGCTATGTTGTAGCGCAACGAAACGTAGTTGCCATTCTCAGCGTCATACTTCCTCGCGTCGTCAACGTCCTTGCCGTCGGGCCAAAGGAGCAGGATAATGTCTGCGTCGTTTTCGATGTCACCACTATCCTTCAGGTCGTAGAGGGTCAACCCTGTCTCCCGCTTTGCCCCCTCGCGATTTACCTGTGCCAACAAGACAACGGGAATGTCCAGTTCCATAGCCATGAGTTTAATTTGGTGCGACACTTCGGCAATGCCGTCGTTCTTCTTGAGCTTAGAGTTCCACGGAACAAGTTGAAGGTAGTCTATCACAATCCATTCAATCTTGTGCTTGCGCTTATACATCCTGGCCTTGGCTCGTAGATCGTCCACGCTTCGGACGTAGTGGTTGGTGTAGATCGGGGCATTCGCCATCTTGTCCGTAGCCTCCCACACCCGCTTCTGCTGCTCTGGCTTCATCACCCCGTCCTTCAGTTGGTTGAGCGGGACGGCAGCACAAGTCTGAATCATGCGGTTGGCAAGGGACTTCGACTGCATCTCAAAGGAGAAGTAAAGTCCGGGGATGTTGTGCGTGACAGCGTTCTGCAAGACGATGTTAAGGGCTAGGGCGGTTTTGCCGCAACTGGTTGGGGCAGCAATAACCAAGACCTCCCCTTTCGCAATGCCTCCGGCGTTCAACTTCTCGTCGATTTGGTCAATGCGGGTTGGCAGGGACTTGACCTCGTAGGTTCCATTGACCATTGCCTTGAAGTCTTCGCGCAGGGCTTCGGCAGCTTCGCGGATAGATCCGTCCCCGGAATCGTCAACGTCTTGTAGGGATTGGAGGTTGCTTTCAAGGTGGCTTGATATGGCGTCCGACTCCTCCGCCGCCTCTGCCTTCTCAATTGCCTCCCTACCGTAGCGTATAATCTTACGAAGCTTAGACTTCTCCTTAACCTGCTTGGCGGCATACTTGGCGTGGCCCGTTGTCTCTGCTCGCCTCTGGATGGCGTATATGGCCTCAAGTCCCCCGATGGTCTCCAAGTCCCCGGACTTCTCCAAAACGTCATGTAGCGTAATCTCGTTGCATTCTAGGCCATCTGAGACTAGCTTGCCAAGGGCGGCGAAGATGAGTTGGTTTCGGGGGAGGAAAAAGTCGGCAGGGTCCAGGAGTTGGGACACTTCGTCATAGACGGAGCCATCTTCCGATAAAAGGCAACAGGCAAGGACAACAGCCTCGTGGTCCGGGCTGTGGGGTTGCGCTTTCGTAAGTTGTGGTGCCATGTATTCGTTATTTGCCCAAGAACAGGCAGACGCAGACCAGGAAGGCCAGCAAGAAGAACGTGGTCATTACGATTGTGTAGGTTCCATCCTTCATTTTGATTGGTCCTCCTTGTCCATGCAAAACTCAACTGCCTCTTTTAATGCCCCCTTACCGAACGGGTATTTAACCAGCGGGTTGCGGTCAAACTCCCTGTAGAGTTCCAATGTTTCTTCCTCCCCGTCAACTGACGTCATGTAATTGACCTCAATCTTGTTGCCTTCCATCCAATCAAGGACTTGCTCGGCGGAGCGTGGTTGGCCCTCTTCGGATTCGGCAACCAAGGGGACGTAGTATTCCTGGTTGTCTTCAAGTTCGCCAATCGTGGTGTCGCGGAAACGTAGCGTCCCGGCAACGGTGGTTAGGGCTTGCACAATCGTATCTTGCGGAAAGTTACGATGTGGCCCCTTCGGATATGTGGATGTCTTTGCAATCATATTAGTTTAGTTTGGTTTGTGGTTTGGTTATTCTTCAATTCCAAAAATGCCGTCTTCCTCGTGCTCACCTAGGACCCACTCAAGGGCGGTTAAGACTCCCTCTTCGTAGGTCATGCCCACAAAGACAGGGTTGTCCACTTTGTCGTAGGCTTCTTCTTCCATTTCTCTGATTTCTTGTAGTGTTCTCATGTTTTGTTTGGTTTAGTTTGTGGCCTTTTGCCAATGCTGTTTGTCTTGTTTGACCCATTCTTCCAGGGAAGTCAAGTCTTCAGGTGACAAGGGTTTCGTGGCGTGGATTTTATAAAACAACAAGTCTTCAAGGTCGTCTGATTGCTCAAACTGAACTTCTACAATTGAAGCAGGAAAGCCCTGTTGCGTTGTGTTCATTTCCAAGGTGTGTTTGTATCTAGTCATTTCCGGTTGCCTCCATTTCAGCTTGTATCTCCAACGCCCGTTCAAGGGCTTGAGCCTTCTTTTCGTCTTCGCAAATTTGTTGCAAGGAGTCCTTGGACGTCTCGCCATCTTCGGAAAACTCAAGGATCTTCGCTAGGCGGCGTTCTGCCATACTAAAGGCAGCGGTGAACCCCTTCCTAATGATCCTCTCGTCCTTACGCTCGTCACGCAGGGCCAGGCGTCCAAAGAGTTCGTGGCATACGGACAAGGCATTTGCGGCGTCCATAGCTAATAGCCGGGCGTCGGCCAAAGCGTCCCGTAGTTGGATGTTCTCGTCCCATAGTTGGTCATATTCTTCTTGTGTCATAATTTAGTCTTGTTTCGTTGTGGTTTCGGTGGCCTCGGAAGTGATGGTATGCTCCATCTCCAATATCTCTATGAAAGCCAAGATGGCCTCCCCTTCGTGAACCCTACCGGAGTAGTAGTTTTCCAGATAGGCGTTTTTGTCCTTGAACGCCAACGCATTTTTCGAGAAGTCCTCGATCCTTTCCTGTATGATTTGTTTTATGTTCATGTTATGTTTTGGTTTAGTTGTATATTACGATTGAAAGGTTTTGGGTTTACTCACTCTCCATCCTCCTCTGCCCAGCGGATTAGCACGTCCAAGTCGGACATTGCTTCCCGCAGTGTTGAATCAAAAGCTATGTGGCCCGACGGAACAATGTTTTCCAGAGCCTCGTATGCTTGTTTTAGTAGTTCTTGTGTTT